TCAACGTCAACTTGTATTTCGTTATGCTCCTCTTCGATTTCCCCAAAGTTCGCTAGAAAACTTTGCTCCATTTCTACAATCTGCTCATAGATCTGTAACTCTTGTTCGTTGTGCAAAGCTGAAGGATCGTGGACTTCTAAAGCTTCGTGAATTCTAGTCCCCATCTCAGCCGCTGGGCTGGTCCCGCTTTTGCCCTCGTAGCCAGAACATGCCGCAACATACTTCAAAGAGCTTGGGCTGAATTCTGCGTGATCTCGCGATCCGTGATCAACTTTCATCGTGTAGTAATTCGAGGTTCTTTATTCTTCTTTGCACGGACTCTATAACAGCCTCCTCGACGGTGTTGCTCGCCACCAGAATCTTCTGTATGGCATCACTCTTAGCTCCGTTCCGGTGAATACGCCCTAATGTCTGTAAATGATTCTTAGCGGAAAAGGAAGGACAAATAAGAGATACACGTTGTCTATTGGAAGACTCAGTGTGGTGGAGGCTAATACCGGTTCCTCCCGCAGCAATATTTACGACGATTATGTAGTCATCATCGTTTTGGAATCGGTCGATCGCTTCCTGACGTTCCTCTAAAGTCTGGCCTCCTTCTATGCTTCGGCATTTAAGATTCTTGCAAAGGACCTTCGCTGTCTCAGAAAAATTTACGAACACCACAACGCTTTTGTTTTCCGCCACGAGGTCGGTGGCCATCTCACAAAGTTCTGGAATCTTAAAAGATTCAGCCAACATTCTCGCGCTTAGAATGTTTACCAGATAGTATTCACTATCTTCAACAGTCCCTTCCTCAATAAATCTTTGGACGATGGCGGGTGTCACGCCGGCCTCTCGATACGCGGCCTGAATCTGATGGGATTTTTTAAAATCTATAGGCTCTACGATTACTCGATTTTTCTTAAACGAGTCGGGGAAATGATCTGTTGTCAGGCGCCTCACATTTCGAGAATACATTTCTTTTCTCAGTAAGGGTAACTTTGCTCTCCCAGAGGCACTCAGCGACCATTTGTAGTAGTCATCTTGGTAGCACCCAAATTCTTTCATCCAGTCAACCCAGCTATCTAACTGATCTGTAGGCTTGTTTAAAGAGTGTAGCCCCAGCATGTAACCAAGCCCCCTCATCTCTGTAGGATCTTCAGCCGCTGTTGCGGACATACCGTGAACCTGATAGCCCTGCTGAATAAGACTAATTAGTAGCTGTGCATTCTGGGTGTAAGGACCTTTTGCTTTATGCACCTCGTCAAACAGCACGACCGTTTTTTCGGGCAGGCTCCACCGCATAATTTTCTTGCCGGTTTTGCTCATGTGCTTCGTCTTCCCTGTCCTTATCTTTTCGTAGTTAAGAACAAATATGGGTTCGACTTGCACTTCCTTCATTTCGCGGGTCCAAGACGGGATCACAGATTTTGGACAAATTACGGCCACGCTGTATCCGGCCCGCTTTAGGCTTAATGCTAGGTGGCACCCCACAACGGTCTTACCAGTTCCAACATGGGAAGTGTCACAAGTGTTGTCCCCCCTCAACAAGCAATCTAAAAACAAATCGTGGGATTCTAGTTGGCTTAAAAATAGTGTCTTCATTAGTGCATTACAGAGCTAAACATTGCGTGCATAAGGACGGTGCAGATTTGATATCTGGACCTCCCGAATCCTCGGTAGACTCGTTTATGTTGTAGGGGAGTGATGACAATTATGTCCCCTACTTCGTTGACTTTATGTCGGAATCCCAGCGTCTCAGCAGACTCAATCCCCCTCCGTATAACGTCAGGTTTTGTGCTAATGCTGATAGAGTGTTGGTAAAAATATTCCTGAATATCGTCAGGTCTAGTGTGATGAGGCATTCAATGCCCTTACCAAAACAAAACAAAAAGAGAAGAAAAAAGTTGAGGCAGGTCGTGCTGACCGGCCATGACAAACCGGCCAGCACTTGTAGTTACCTCGCAATACACACTATGCGGGCGCCAGTGTGTGGCCACAATCGCGGGGGGTCAACTATTTTTGACTGCCCCAAAAATAACGGGCGATTAGAAAAGCATCAATCATCCCGTCGTGGGGGGTCCGGCACCTTTTATTTTTTAACCAGTTCTCCTCAGGAGCAAGCCGCTCCGCTGTATTCAAGGCGGCAATCTTAGTCATACCCTTCGGAACAAAGCCCAACATCTTCCTCTGCCATTTTTGCACACTCACTCTGGCTACCTCGTAGTCTTTGCATTCCGCCATGCCAATCAATTTGCCAAACGATATTGCCATTGATCTTACAGCTTGAGAACTCTTAGCGTGGGCTAGAGGTTCCTCAATTGCCAGAACAAATGGAGTGTTAAGATTGAGGAGCCACTCATTTACTTTACGAGTATCAATCTCACGTTTCTTGCTGCGTTGCTGGCAAGGCATCGCAGTCTTAGCAATTAAGTCTCCGTTAAAAGCAGAGATCGCACACAGGCCTCCATCGAGACCATTATCAATCCCCACTATCATCTTCGGTAGAGGGGTCCTCAGGACCCCATTCGGAGATCCATTTGGAATAGTCTACGTTTGCTTTTATTCTCCCCACATACTTACTCAGCGTTTCGAGAGTATTCTCGACATCTGCTCTGCCCTCTTTGAGGGAATCTGCGCGTAGAGTAAGCCAAGAAGATAGGCCTCGGAATTCCAGCTCGCACTGTTCTTTTTGATTTCGATTAACTGTTTCCATCTAATCTGTAGTTTGTGTAATCGTCTCTGTTTTGTAGCTCTTCTATCAATAAAGCTTTGCACAAAATTGCGTAGTTGACGATGTCATCACAAGCGTCTTCGACTGACTCATTCTCTACCCGCAACTGACCGTCTGCTACAAACGATCGGATACGCATTATCTTGTCTTGGACCCGAAGCAGTAAACCCGTCACAGGGTGCAGGCCTAACATTTTTGCGGCTTTAAAATTAGCCAGAGCTTCTTTTGAGGAAGCGTGCTCACCCCCACAATAGTCACTATTTTTCTGACGCATAATTTCTTGCGCCTTGAGGCAGGTAGCCTCGTGGATCTCCAGAAGTTTTTTGTGTTCCATATCTTTATGGTAAAGGGATTATGTGGTCTATTATCAAAAGGCCGTTCCCAAAAGAAGGAATCTCGTATTCTAAGTGTTTCTCTAACAAGAGCATAAAATTAATTTCTTTCATGTTAGAGGGTATAACGCGCCAGTAAACACCTTGTTTCTCTTCCAGCTTGTAAACAAATCGATTTCCACCCAATTCTTTTCGGCGGATCACAATCGGATTTCGTTCTATTTGTCTGAACAGAAACATTTATTTTGGTCACGGTTCAGCTTTTAAAAAAGCAGGGGCGGATTTTCCTTTAGCATGAGCAGCTAGATAGTCAACGAATTTACAGGCAACCGAATGTGAAAGCTTCCGGTTGTGGGCTAGAATAGCCGCAGCCATTGAGTGACTGTAGCAAGCTATTGGTGGACCATTAGGATGGTGCAACACCCCCAAGAATGCGTCGGACAACTCCTCTAAAAGAGTAATTGAGTGGTAGCCGGACGTATCCTCATCCCCCTCAAAGTTGAGACTAAATCTATCCCCCCAGCTCATCGTTCGGCTCAACATCGATTATTGTTTTATCTTTTAACTTATCGAGGGAACCGTTCCCTTTGTCCGCTTTGGAATTGTTAAGAATAGAAATATCTATCTGCATCCGACTCTGACCCCCACCGGTCTTAGCGTTGAGACCTAAGTTCCGCCGCACTAACTGATCCAGCTCAGAAAGTTCTCGGACAGTCTTAGGACCCTTGATGTTTTGCATACTATCCCTCATCAGCTTAATGCCTGCGGCAGCGATGTAGTGCTGATATTTATCGGCAGGGTTATTCTGAGACTCGGCTATTTCCGCTAGGATTTTATCCTCTTCTTTGGATGCGGTTAGCTTTGCCTCAGTGGCCGCTTGCTGAGTCATGTCCTCTAAGTGGACTTCCAAGTCTCGCTTCAGCCTGTCTTGGTCGTCTACTGTATCCGGTAAATTGAACCCTGCTTTTTTGGGCGGAAGACCTAATTTACGGAACCACCGTCGCACGGTTCCGGCGTGGACTCCTAAGTGACGGGCAATAGCGGCATTGGTCATCCCACTAGCGTGCATGGCTAACGCCTCTTGCACCACTTCGCTGTTCCCTTCGTTCTTGTCGGCCATGATATAAAGAGTAGATTTACATTCACTTAATAATGCCGCCAGACCCTAACAAGCGCAAGCGTGTAATAGAACCACGTATAGACCCCACGACGAAGAAGATGGACGTTGGGGGATTGTTGATTCCCCCGACTAGTATCTTAACAGCCTTGCTCTATGGCTTTGCTCATCATCCTAAAGTCATAGCAAGAGAATACTACTTCTGGCGGATTTGCGACGAGCTTTGGAACCACGAAGATCTGCCGGAGCCTATGATGGTCAGACACCCATGGGCAGAGAAAATGATCCGTGAAGCTCTGAACAATAAATACTTGGCGATTGGGGGCTCTGCATCATCCGGTAAGTCACATACGATGGCCGCGTGGGGGATCGTAAACTGGCTTTCCCAACCTCGCGACACACTGGTCCTGATGACATCGACCACTTTACGGGAAGCAAGGAAAAGGATCTGGGGTTCAGTGATCTCGCTCCTGTCAGTGGTAGAGGGCGCACCGATCAAGATTCGGGATTCAATAGGAAACGCGGCCTACGTTGACGAACGGGAAAATTTAATCGAGCGAGCGGGCCTGTCACTGATTGCTGCGGAGAAGTCCAAGACGCGAGAGGCGGTAGGTAAATTTATTGGAATCAAACAGAAGAGAGTGATTCTGATTGGTGACGAGTTGTCTGAACTCTCAGAGGCTATCCTGAACGCCGGTCTGACCAACCTGTCGAAGAACCCACAGTTTCAACTCGTGGGTATGTCGAACCCGAACTCACGGTTTGACGCTTTTGGTGTGTGGTCTGAGCCGGACAACGGGTGGGACTCTGTAGACATACAGACCGCAGATGAGTGGAAAACAAAATGGGGTGGTAAATATATCAGGCTAGACGGAGAGCGCAGCCCCAATGTTTTGTTGGGCGAAGTAAAATACCCATGGCTCCCGACCGCTGCTAAACTAGAGGAAGACCGCCTTTTGCTGGGGCCGGAGTCGCGGGGCTACATGCGAATGGTTAGGGCGATCTTTTTCGACAGTGACGAAACCACAGGTATATACGCAGAGTCTGAGCTAACTAAGAGTGGTGCGATGGGGAAAGTAGATTGGGCGAACACCCCAACTCTGGTGGCCGGCATCGACCCTGCGTTTACGAATGGTGGCGACCGCACGATTCTCGCTATTGCAGAAGTAGGCTACGCTCGCAATGGGCAGTATGTGTGTCAGTTCACAGACACCATACACCTCAATGATGATGCGACGAATAAAGCGGTCCCCCGCACATACCAGATAGTGCAGCAAATTGTGGATCACTGCAAACGACGCAAGGTGTTGCCAGAGAATGTGGCGGTTGACTCCACTGGCGCGGGTGCCCCTTTCTGCGATGTGTTGGCCGGCGAGTGGTCCCCAAACTTTATGCGGGTCACCTTTGGTGGGAAGGCGTCTGACAAACGTGTGTCTATGAACAGCCAGCTTACCGGCGAGGAACTTTACGTGAACCGTGTTTCCGAACTGTGGTTCGTGGGCAAGGAACTGATGCGAACTCAACAAGTGTTTGGGGTCAGCTCCGACTTGGCCCAAGAAATGTGTGCCCGTAACTACGACATGATTAAGACTGGTTCCTTGAAAGTGAAGATTGAATCCAAGGTCGAGTTCAAAGCTAGGTTTGGCAGGAGCCCCGACTTGGCTGATGCTGCGTTCCTTGCTCTCGATTGTGCGCGACAGAGGCTGGGACTCGTGGCCGTTGATCCACCGAAAGAGGGTCAGGGATCAGGGTTCAAGAAACAGGTAACAATCAAGTCACTGGGTTCTGCCTTGCAGAATCCTGACACATCCCTTTTATCTTGAGCTTGTTATGAAGATAATAGACGTAAAGCATCACATGCCGATGATCAAAAGGGAGTCGGCTAGGCAGTTAATTTTTAACGAGTTAAGAGAGATTCAATCGAACCTTTGTGAGATAGACGTTGATAAGCGGCCTACAAAACATAGGCGCAAAAGCTTTGAGTCCTCTATGGATCGACTGGCTGCTTTGGGCAAAATCCTCAACGGACATCAAAAGTAGTCTCTGATTAAGTGTAGTCTTATTGAAGGCTTCTATGAGACTACACATCTTTAGAGGTAAGTTTTGGGTTGCGGGTTACCATCGGGGTTGTTGACAACGTCTGGGATGTTAGTCCACCGCCGTTGACAATTACTTTACAAAATTGTAATTTATTGCTTGTGGCGGCACCTAAATTTAAACGTCTACCCTCTGGCAAAATAAAATTCAGGGGGGAAATTTTTGCTGGTGTCAACAAGCCCAAGAAGGCCCCTGCTGGATCTAAGAAAAAATTTGTGGTGTTGGCCAAACAAGGGGACAAAGTCCGCAAAGTGTCTTATGGACACCGCGACTATCAAGATTTTAGACAGCACAAAAATCCAAAACGACGAAAAAATTTCAGGTCCCGCATGAACTGCGATACCGCAAAAGACAAAACTACTGCCCGCTACTGGGCTTGCAAACATCTCTGGTAATATGGCTAAACGCGAGTTTGAATTTTTTGGGAACGAAGAAGAAGAAGAAGAAGAAGAAGATCCAAAAAAATTTGGTTCTATTTACGGAGAGAATGTTGTCCAGAGAACTTTAGATGATGCTAACCGTGTCCCGACAATGTTAGACCCATCTCTGGTCCCTGAAGAAAGTCGTCGGGATAGAAGACGCCGGAGAAAAAACCAATCTAAAGTTTTAACACCGGAACAAAAAGCATTTAACGCAGCCTCACGAGTAATGCAGGCTCGCACTGGGTTAGATCGTCTGGAGGCGATGCAGGATGATGACTATCAACTTGGAAGCGGGGGCGCCTTGAGGGAAACTCCTAAAGAGCTTGGTTCAGAAAGAGGCCGTATGCGCCGCGCAGCCCGCGCTTTGCGTCGGGTAGGGGCAACAGACGAGGCTAACAAGATGTTCTTCGGGGCTGAGATGGCCGGAATGGCAGAGCCTAATATTGTTACTCAGGAAGAACGCGAACGTCGCGAGATGGAAAAACGTGACGAGATCAACCTAATGAGAGACAACGAAGCTAAAGAAAATCAGGCCCGAAAAATTGCCAGACGCATTTTGGATAAAAGAAAAAATCGTAGATCTCGCGGTGGGTTGAGAACAGGCAGACTGGGTGGCGGTTCTAGATCTGGGGGCATCACTAAGTATTCAGGGAGTGTAGGGTTGTAGTATGTCTATTGATTTTAATTCTGACATTGCAGGGCTGCGGGGGCAGTTCTTTCCTGTTGGTGGGCTTCGTGATTCCGAACAGCGGAGGATGCGTAAAAACTACCAAGAGGTGATCGCGCCCCTACAAGATCGCTCGATGGAGTTGACTAACAACCTCGTCCGGCTGGAGCAACAGGAACTTGCGTTTGACCGCTCGCGGGCTGACATGAGAGAAGCTCGCCGTAAAGCAAAGCAGGAAAAAGATGCCCTACGTCGTCTGCCCGATGTATCTGCTAAGTTAGACACAATTCTCACAGACCCCAGCAAGAGTTCATTTGATAAAGCGCGAGACATTAACAACTTGCAGAGGACTATGATTGGCCAGATAACGAACAGCCCTCAATTAAGGAACCTGTTTACTTCTGCCCTTGAGACTAACGACATTGATCTAAGAGAACAGAAAAGACAAGAAGACATAGAGGACCGCGCTACCAGAGAGAATAGCCGCAAGCTTGGTTTGGCCTATGGCTTGGCACAATCTGGAAATGTTGAAGCAACTAAAAAACTAGTTGAGGGCATCCCTGAAGGAGAATCTTACGTTTCTTTTGCGGAGGGTGTTCGTGGGGGACGTATTTCTTCTGAACAAAGAAAAGCACTTGAGGATCAACAGAAGAGAGAATCAGAGCAACGCAACTTCTTTGTTCAAAACTTAGATGAACAAGTAGATATCCTGACAGGATACGAGACAGGACTTGAGGCCCTGAGGCGCAGGTCTACTGAAATGACAGTAGATGCTAAACCTCCAAGTTTGTCCAACGCGGAGCCCAACAGACAAGCGCCAAAGGCGCCCGGTAATGACTTAGAAAAAGATACAATTGACGGCCCCCCAAGGTTTACGCGAGAAAGCGTAGAAAACATGCGGAGCATATACAAAGACCTTGTTCCACGAGTAACTGGAGACGACGATTACGATAAGAAGTTACAGTCTATGGATAATATGGAGTTGTATGGAACATTACTCATATTGATCCGTCAAAAAAGAAGAGAGCTTTTAGCTGATCGAGCAAGAGGATTTCCTGCTCTTCCTCCTTTAGTGGGTCCTCCCCGCGCTGCTATGACTCCGTCAACTGGCCCCATTTCTTTGTTCAATACATAATTACATAATCTCATTACAGTCCCAAACCTATTTCGGCTATGTCTGATCCGGTAGACCCTAAACCAATTGAAACTCCTAAGCCATTTTCTGAATGGTCATCCACAATCGATAACGACCCTATGGAGTTTGGGGGTCAGAGAGAAGATGAGATAAACAAGAAGCTTCGTTATTCTAATTACTTGCGGGAGTCTTATGTTGGGTCAGGCGGATACACCGTTGATTTAGAACAACAGATCCGACAAGGGTTATACAACGAGTTAGTTTCGGACGGGTATCTTGAAGACGGAGACCTAGATACATTTTCTACTTACTTTGAATCTCCTGAGATTTCTTTGGAGACTAAAATTAATAGTGTAAAAGAGTCAGAGGCTATTGATTTTTTTGACCCTATCCGTGACCAAATTCGTCAGTATGAAGCGGTCGATAAACTTGTCACTGATCTGGAAGGAACTGAGGATTTAGCGGACACCACGGTAGCTAAACGAGACGAACTACGTGCGCGTCTTGGTGAAGACATAAAAGACAGTTTTTCAAACATCCAAGAAAGGTCTGTAAATTCCAGCGAATTACCTTTTGCTCGTTTATCTCGTAGCGATGGAACCACTAGTATAAAGGCGGGCAAGTTAGCGGAGCAGATGTCTTTTACCGAAGACGAAAAAGGTAACCGTGTTTTCAACCCTGCTGGTTTTCTAACAGCTCTTCGTCAATCTAAAGCCAACGGAGTCCAAATGTCTGATGCTCTGGTTGCTCGTGCTTTATTGGAGAGACAACAGGGAACCAATGTCCCTGTTTATCAGGCTGAAAATCTTGTTACATTATACAATATAATTGTTGAGAAGTTAAAAACTGATGAGCAATTGCAAGAATCCGTCGAGGGACACGCTAATAGGGCCGCGTTTCTTTTAGACAAAGACGTAGATGGGATACTTAATAAATATGTTCTTAAAGAGCTGGACCAGTATGCCACACCTTTCAAAGATGCTGGGCAATTTGCCATGGACTTAGTAGGCAAATTTTCGCCTCTTGTTAAGGACGACCCACAATTAAAGAATAAACAAGAAGCTCGCAGAAGACTAGCTATTGCTGAAAGGCGAAAAGTTCCTTTTGTTATTAATAAGTTACGCAGAGATATTGTTGAGTCTGGGGCTTTATCAGTAGAAGATTTTTACTCTGACGAAGATCTTACCTTAGCTTACCGGCAGGTTGTTTTAGATCATGCACACAACAGCGGTAAGTTTAACTTTGATAATAAGAATTTGTCCAACAACATTCTTACTAATGGTTTCAGAGGTCCTTTAGCTCATCGAGGTGTCCTCTACCGTAAAGCTGCTTTTGAACAAGCGGTTGCTGAAAAGGAAGGTCTTACGGAAGACTACAAAGAAATTTTGGTTAATCAGAGAAAAGCTCTGATGACACAAGAATACCCCAGAATAAATCAATTACTTCTTAGAGATGCCACCAATCAAGCTGATGATTGGTCTGAGTTTTCGACTTCAAGAATAGCAGAAGGCAAGAAAGGACCAGAGATTCTAGAAGAGTTTCTAGATGACCCTGATAATTATGATAAATTTAAGAGGGGTAACGAAGGTTTTATTTCAATTGGGGTGGGTCAATCAATTGTTGATGCCTTTACTAATGTGGTTGAAGTCGCCCCTAATCTTGCCGCATATGCCCTTGATAACGTAGGGGGCTATCTTCCCGGCGATCCTCGTCTTGGTAAATTTGTTCCTTTTAGAAAACTAGCTACTAAAGCTTTAGATAAACAGGCCGATGATTCCGCTGACCGCCAAGAAATTGCTTACTTGTTTGGGGAGAAAGTTAGTGCTGGTCAGATAGCTTTGCAGACTATCGCTCCGGTGATTGTTGACATGTCCGCAACTGCTATTTTGACACTACTTACTGGTGGTGTTGGTGGAGTAATGTATGCGGGGGGCAAATCTTTAGCGACCGGAGCCGCTCGTATGTCTGTCAAAGGAATGCTCAAAGGCCTATCCGGTAGGTCTACCTTGAGGACAATAAAAACTTCTGGCACAAAAGGCTTAGAAGCGGCAGCAGAAAGAGCTGTGGCGGCAGGTCTAATTAAAGAGTCTGTTAAGACAGGGGGCAGGGAAGGCGTGATGAAAACCATCAAAGCCTACAATAATACTGTAGCGCAAAGAGCCGGTCTGACTGGGGCGGTGTTTACTACTGCGGCAAATAGAGCGTCAGCCGCCACGTTCGGAACTTTGTATAATCAGATCCAAGCCTCCGATCCTTCTCTTACTGAACAAGAAGTTTTTGATTTGGCCATGGGGCCGACTTTGGTTGTTGGATCAATCACAGGCGCTGTTACAGGTGCCTTTACCTTTGCGGGGGCGGGCGCAATTGATGATGCCTTTGCTAGGGGAATGACCTACAAAGGCTTAGAAAATTTAATTCGATCTTTGGGGAATACCGGAAACTATTCTAAATTGGCCATTAAAAGAGCCGTTACGAAGCAAGTAGAGATCGGCATTAAGAAGTATGCTTCGGGAACGAAGGGCGTAAAAGAATTCATTAAGGGTCCAGTCAAAGGAACGCTTTTATCCGGTGGCTTTGAAGGTGCTGAGGAAGCTATTCAAGATTTTGCTGCCACGTTTGTTGAGGACGCCGCTTTGAATCGCGACACCCCAATGATAGACAGGGTTCGCCACACGGCTCTTTCTTTTGCAATTGGTGCCGCCTTCGGTGCTGCCGCCCCTGTAGCGTTTAAGGGTGGCCCTGCTGCCGCCCGCCGACTGTTCAATAGAGGAGAACTTCCCACCACAACTTTGCAAGAGCTTGATGAAACTCAGGCAGTAGCAGATGAGTTTAGGGAAGGGGTTATAAAACGCCTTGAAGAATCAGGCTCTCCTGAAGCAGCCGCAGAGTTTGCAGAGACATATGACAAGCGGGTCAGAACACGAGGAAAAGTTGTTGCCCCCGCTCCAGATCCGGCAACCGAAACTTTAACGGAAGAAGGTGACACACCTGCGACTGAGACGATTGATGTTACTTCTACTGCCGAAGAAACACCGACAGAAACACTTCCGGTTCGCACGGAGACTGGGCGCACTCGCATGGTAGAGACCCCGCAGGGTGGTCTTGAAGTAACCGTGCCCCCTGATCAAGGATTCAATCAACCGGGCACCTTAGGAACTGGCGCTTTGTTCGTTGAACAAACTACTGAGGAAGAAGCGGATCAACTACTTAATGAGCTTCAGAATACTTTGCCTGAGACTTTTCGCAGGCTCTTCGACTTAGAAGAGATCGGCGCCAATAGGACTACGGCTGACGGACCTGTAGGGATCGACCTCCGAATAATTAATCCTGATCAACAAGGTGAGCTTTTTGGAGAATTCGATTTTTCTTCACTGCGCGGGACTGAGAATGTTGAAGCTGATAAAGTTCGCCGCCAAGAAAAAGCTAGGATCCAAGATATAACTCGTTCTGAGATTTCTCAAAAAACTCAACAGGTCGCTGAGGGTCTTGGGAAACCAGAGCGCCGTGCCGTCCGCCCGAAGTTGACCCCTTACACGACTCTTCCTTTTCTAGTTACCGCCCGCGCTGGAAGACGCAAACTTAAAATCGATACGGCCCCTTTCCGTTCAGGCGACAAACTAACCGCCGAAGAAAAAGAAGAAATCAAAGCGGTAGACGACCTCGCTCGCGACACTGGCTATCCCGTCAGGTTCCAGAAGTCTGCAAAATTCGGGGTGCCTATGACCAAGAACTTCGCAGAGAAGTCCGATTACTTGGGGGCGACTGTTTATAGTTACTATCCAGTCTTTCCGATTTCTAGAGGCGAGAAAGGAGAGAAAAATTTTTCGACGCGCACGAAAAAAAGATTCTTTAACCCTATCACCGGTAAGACCAAGGAAAAAGGGGAAAAGGTAAAGGCAAGAATAGACAGAGACGGCTACGGTATTTTTAACAACGATCCGATTGTGGTCGCCGCACTTTTGTCGGCGAAGAAGCAGGTCCCAATTCCTGAAGACTTCAATATGGATCTACTCAATCCCGCTATCGTAGAAGCAGAAGGGTTTGCTGTTGATGTCCTTCGCCCCGTGCTTGGAACTCTAAGCTCTGATGGAAAACAACACCTGCTATTAGAGTCTGCGGTTACGCAGGTGCATAAGATGGGTTCGGTTGTTTTGAACACCAATCGTAATAATAACGTAAGAAATATTCTCAGCTTATTCGTTGATGCAAAAGATACAGGGGACAGACTTTACCCAGATACAGTCTATGCTGTAGACGCTAAAACTGGACTTACGAGTAGTAAAAATAGAGTAACTTTCAAAGAACTCTACAGGAGTCTTTCTGACTTTGTAAACGAAGCCCTTACAAATGAAGAGTCAACGGCTCGTTTTATGCTTCAGATGGGAAAAGAAGGAGGGAAGATAAACGACGATAATGTATCTACTGTGGCAAATGCTTTAATCACTGAACATGAGTATCTTGCTCGTCTATATGATTTGAGGTCACAGTTACAAAATATCTCTGAGCCTGCCGCAGAAGGAACTCGTGTTGTTGCACCTACTAAAAGCAAAAGAAAAGTTGCTGTTGATAAACTTAAAAATCAGCTCAGAGAAGGTGTTCCTCTTGATCAATTTGCTGATCGCGCACTCAAGATCTTATCTAGTAGTTTAGATTCAGAGCAAACTACAGAAGACATAATCGTTGAGTTTATTAACAACGAAGTTTTAAACAACGAACAGTTCGCAGACGGTGCGATGCCAGAGGTGAGGGAGACGGCTACCACTGTCAAAGATCGATATGTGGAGCAGGAAATAACAAGAGGCCTACACGACGATGTGAGGGCACAACTTGCGCTGGGGGCTGAAGAAGGTGGCCTGCAACAAGGAGCATTGTCCGGCTTTGGTGATAGCACTGATACCGCTTTGGAGTTCAGATCTTCCGCGGAAGCCGAACTAAGTAGGCAGGAAGAACAAGAAGAAGTTCAGAGACTGCTGGGGAACCCTAAAGACCTCGGCCCTTTGAGTCCTGAGATTTCAATCACAGGGCAAGACTACGGTAACATCACAACCGCAGTGTTAAATCGTATACTGAGCGTTCTCGACAGTGCCCCCGACGGCAAGCTAAGAGCTGCTTTGAATGATCTAGCCTACAAAGGACCTTATGTTGGGGTAGAACAACAGAGACAAAGATATATTGAAGGGCTGGATGCTCGCTTAGTGATGCGCGATATCGGCGGATGGATTCAGAGGGGCAACCATGAGAACCCGGCAGCTCTTAACTTTTTGAAGAACATAGCAGACTTAGAGTCTGCCCAAGATCTTAAAGACGCCTTTTATCTGTCATCGCTTTCCTATCAAGTTGAAGGGGATCTTTCTGAAGACTCTCAGGTGGTGGATGAAATGGTGAGGCTCATCGAGAAATATACTCCTGAGCTTTTCAACCGCATGGGGGATGCCACTACTACCCAAAACATTCCCGACCCCAGCGGAGAACGCGGAGCTGACGGGAGGGTAAGACAAATAACTGTCGTTCGACCTAAGTTAAAATCTCGTAGAGATATTGCTAAACAACTTCTTAAAGGCAACAACCAATCAATCCTTGAGCGATCCTCGCGTGGATACATAGAGGAGGCTCTAAGAAGAGAAGCTGAGATTCAGAACCTGCTCGATGTAGATCGTCTGGGTCTGGTGTCTGGAGATCCAGAAAGCGTTGTTGCCGCTGTCAGGAACATAAAGAAAGAAAGCTCCAACCCGAACCATCGCTTAGTTGCAGAGCTGTTGCTCGAAGACTCTAATTTTATGAAGAGCGTTGAGTTCATCATGGACTCAAATGAGTCTGCTTTCGCGGGGACTTACAGCACCTTGACTGACGGAACGAGGGTTGTATCTATTAACTTAGCTACCGGAAACGGACGCGGTTTAGAGAATGTCCTCTTGGAGGAATACACCCACGCATTTTTAGCAGATGTTCTTAACAAGCCAGAGTCCGACCTTACTGATTTTCAGAGGTCTGCACTGACTAGGCTCCGTAACCTTTATGACAACGCTAAGAAAAGCTATGTAGAAAAAGGTAAAGCGAATCCTATCCTCGATGCGGGGCTGGAAAACATTGATGAGTTTGTTGCTCACTTCCTGCTGTCCCCAGAGTTCCAGAAGTATGTGGTGGATCTCCCTGCTCAAGGGAACCAGAACATCTTCCAGAGATTGGTATCTATCTTTGCCGGCTTGTTCCGCAAGGTTACAAATCGCGAGAGTGAGAAATACGTTGAGGCTTTGCAGGACATTCTGGATCTGGGCAGATCAACCTATCTCCAGAACGAGAAAGACATCAAAGCCATGGGGGCTGCGGTCGCCTACAACTCTGGTGTTGTTGTTCGTCGTGCCGTCCGGCGAGGGTTTGCACAAGGTGCTGATGAGTTTGAGCCTAATATTTTCCAAAGAACATTCCGCCTCTATTCACCTATCAAGTCTCAATCAAGTGAGTCTGAGGTGGAGGAGATTCTTGGGGACTCTGTTGATACCTTGACTACCAATCTGGACGAGCAAGCCGCATTAGAATCTGCGGTTGCCACTTTGAGGGCCTCGGCTCCATACGGGATGCCTATTGCTGTGGGTAAACCGGAACAAGGATCGGCTGTTATGTTCTCTGACGTAGAGTCCAACACTCTGTTTGTGGACCTAGAGGGTCTGGCTGAAACCGTTAGTATTATGGACCCAAGGTCTGCCAGCCTATACGTTCGTTCTATTCTTTCTGAAGAAGTAATTCATACAGGAGGTTTCAACTCTTTGACACAGGGACAGGTTGAAGCTGTGATGTCGGAGCTTAGTGAAGAGCAGTATCAAGAGATCGCCGAAGAATACTTAGGTCGGGAGCTTACCGAAGAAGAACTAGCGGATCCTGAGCAGCGGCAGACCTTAGCAGAAGAGAAGCTGCGTATGGTTGTTCAGAAAGTCCTGCGTGGCTTTACGACTGAACAAGACTACGAGTTCTTTTCTCAAAACCCTACCTCATTCCAAATTCTAAAAAGGTATGTTCTGGCCGGACTTAGATCTGGAGCCCGCAACACTAAGAACTTGGGCGGATCGATGGAGGCTGCGGTCAACTTGATGCTCAGGGAGTATAGTGCCATGGAACGGGGTTTTGTCAGAGAAGCAGTGCCAGTCCTTCGGAGCCGGCCACTAGCTAAAATTGTCTTTGATGCTTCTAACCCTCAGTCATCTGTTCAGCGTTATGTTGATTTCCAAGAGAAGGATACCCTTGTAGATATCCTCAGGTCGGATGTCAGAATAGCACACGCTGACAGAACAGCCGATCGCTTTGCCACCTCGGCTCATAACTTCTTATGGTCTGACCGGAACCTCCCGCCTAAAGGAGCAAATGTTACGAAGAACGAAGAGGTCGGGAGTTACATCGAGGAGCTGGCAATGGAGTTCTGGGGTCGTAAGCTCACCAGTAAAGACATCACTCCAGAAGAGATTGAATTGATTACGCAAGTGGGCGTCGATGAATTCGAGGCAGCCTTCCACGCTAGTGGTAAGAATGCGTCTGACTGGTATTCGACATCAATCGAAATTGCTATGCAGGTAGCGGCGGTTCTTCACCCAGAGCTGGCTAACTCTGAGCTGGCGGTGACCTATAAGGGATTTGAGACAGCCGAAGATCCAGCCGCAGCAGCGGATCTCACCATGAGAATTGCTTTAGCAATTACTTCTCAAAACCTGACCGTTGCTCTCAACACTAGGTTTGCGGAAGAGCAGTATCAGATATTCCGCGAGACCGGTAAGTTTGATCCATCTAAAGCAGAATCGACACTCGATGAAGACGGAAAGAAAGTCGGCGGCTACGGAGAGAAGTCTCCCTCGATTGCTTCCAACCTAAACCTCGCCAATAAATTCATCGACAGGTATGGCTTCGCGGAGCTTGAAGCATTCTTAACTCGCGACATCAAGGTCCCCGATCTGGAGAAACTTATTGAGCAAGTAACTGGCAGGAAAGCTTCTATCGAAGGGACAAAGGAAGAGACTGTCCAAGGGGCTGCTATCTTTGGCCCTAAGATTGGACAAGGGTTCTTGCAAAATATCATGGGCAACTTTGATCCCGTTACCGTGGACCTTTGGATGCGTAGGACATGGGGCCGGTGGACTGGAGATGTCGTCGGTTCTGGAACCACAGACCGGCAACTTGCTAAACTCATCGACGCGGCCCGTGAGTATGGGATCAAACTAGATCCAGTTATCAGCAAGCTCCGACCAATCAATCGCTCTAATAAGACAGACGGCACATACCGCAGTATGTCGGATGCAGTTATGAAACGTCTGGAGACGGACCAAGAGTTTGGATCGGCTGTTATTAAATTTGCGAAGGAACTTAAAAAGATAAGCGAGCGTCATTTCAAGCTGACCCAGACTCCCATGTCTGGATTTGAACTAGGTAAGTTCAGATCCGGCAAGCCTCTGACTCATAAAGAATTTATTCGAGCCAAAGAGAAAGAGGCCCGCGAAATTGATAGAGCCTTTGAGAAGGCAAAGCCTCGTCTCGCAAAAGTGCGTAAGCAACTGGAGGCAGATTTCAAAGCGGGGACAATTGATGAGGAAACATTTAATGCTCGCAAAGCTAAAACGCTGAAGGCGGGCTTTACCCAAGACTGGTATGTAGCCAACAACAAGGACCTCTTGATGGACAAGCAAGAGCGCAATGCTTTCAAACCAGCATGGGCGCTCGCGGCTTCGAGGATAGCTGATTCGGTAAAACCGATTGATGTTCCTACTCCACAAGATCGCAGGGTTATTTCTGCCGTTGTGAATGACATACGGAAGAGACTTGAAAAGAGAGGTTACCGTGTTACAAATGCGGACGTTCAGGCTGTGCTCTGGTATCCTGAGAAGGACATTTGGGAGCGCATAAAAGGACGGAAAGACAGTAGCCTCAAATCATCCTATGACGAAGAATTCATCAAACTCGCCAAGCTCAGAGGGCTTGGAGAAGAAGCAGAATCAGCAGCCCGAAGTGTCCAACGAGATAAGAGTAGACGAACCTCACGAGATAGCGGGGCAGTTGACGGACAGTCAACTGGCGGCGTTCGTGGAGGGGCTGTCCAGCTTAGTTCCCCAGTCAAGCGCACCGGCAGACTTACCGGCGCCCGAACGAGGTATCGAAGCGGACGAGGATCTTCGCAGGAAGATCGACGAGTATCTCTAAGCGCGGAAGATTTTTCTGCTGCGGCCCTTGCTAATAAAGAGGCCAACAAGTTTGGGACATCCGTTGATGTTCTCCCGCCTGAAGAGTATGATGGCTACGACCTCATTCTCTTGGAGAAAGATGGTGAGACCACGACAATAAGTATCTCCCCATCTGGGGAGGTAGGCTCAGTCACTAAATCTGCGGGAGCCACCACAGAGATGGTTCTGGATGCCTTTGAGATTGCCACCGAAACCAACAAGGTAAAATGGCTTAATGGTTTTGACACCGTCCTTCCTGACATCTACGGCAAGCTAGGATTCAAGGCTGTTGCACGCCTCAGGTTCAACCCTGAGTTTGCTCCCGAAGGATGGGATGCTGAGAGATACGCCCGCTTCAATGCCGGCGCCCCCGACGTAGTGTTCATGCGCTATGTTGGCAAGCCCACACAATACTTTGCTGGTCAGGGGGAATATGTTTCCGACTACGACGAGGCTGTTGAGAAGACTCTTGAGCAGGTTCCCCTCCAGCTCAGGTCTCCTGTGAAGAGGCCTTCATCTGGGGGAATGTTCCAAGACATAATCGATCAAATAGATGTGCCTTTGGCTATGATTCCTTCTGAGAGAGCTGACCGTTCCAAGGCTCTCATAAGAAGAGGAAAACCAAGGACAAATATCTTTGATACAACTTGGGATATCCTACTCAGGCTTACGCAAGGAGACATAGCTACCCCCTACAGAAAGATCGTTGAGGCTAGAGACCAGATGAACAAGGCTCTGGGAGTAGTAGCTCCAATAGCTTACGCCAAAGAGTTGAAGTTGATCATCAAAGAAGACTTTGATAACGAAGTCCCCATTGGTCTTATCGCTCAAGCTCAGGGGTATGTTGATGGCAATCTTGTTCCCGACAGTGTCTTGGATCAGATAGAGCAAGAATACATTGATGACCTTGAGTTTGCTCAGAACTTAGAGCGAGGGTCGCTAACAAGGCAGGAACATCGCGATGAGAAACAGGCATTGCGAGATATTGCCAAAGAGGAACGAGAAGAAAAAACAAGGGAGGCTTATAAAGAGGCTGTCGAAAAAGTTAATCAAGATCGATTGCGGGCCTTAGCTTCTCTGGAGAGGAGTCACCCTGCAAAAGTTCGTAGCTGGTCTCGCGGTCGTAAGGTTAGCCTTGCTTCTCACATCATAGAAATCAGAGAGGATTTGATTAATCCTCTACAAGAGAAATTGATAGAGGCGGGAGTTAGTCCTGAGATAGGCATACGAATTTCTGACACGGCGGATATCTATTTGACCCGTGCTTACCGTATGTTCACAGAGGTTGGTTTCCTTGATAAGGTAAGATCAGATCCTGAGTTTGCTGAGGTTAGAGATGCCGCGCAGGAATATTTTGCAGAGGACTACTTAAGACAGCGCACGGATTTCCATGTTAAAAAAGGGATGGACTTCCACGAGGCTCAAGTGCTCGCCAACGAGGAACTTGATAACAATCCGAAAATAGCTGAAGACACTTATCAGGCGTTCCTTCAGCAATACGAACCCGGAGCCGGTCTTTCAGAATCAACTAGATCAGATCTCCGGCAGTCTATTGACAACCTTAGGAAGCGGACAGACTTGCCTAAACCTATCCGTGATCTACTTGGAGAGTATGGGCCTGAAGTTGGGACAGACCTTACATTAAGAACTCTTTCAACGGTCTCTCACATTACCTCCCAGCAAGTATTCTTAAATCAGATTAGAGACTATGGACTTGAGTCTAAGTCAATGGTCACCACTAAGGAGAGATATGAGAGTGTAAAAGAGTTTGGAAAAGAGTCTCCTTACTACGATTGGAGGCCGGTCAGAAGCACAACCGAAACCTCTAAGACTGCGACAGCTCAGGCACGGGGAGCAAGTGATCCATTGCGTGATCTTTACGCCCCCGCTGCTTTAGTCACGGGCCTTAATCAAGCTCTCAGTGGTGTGTCTACGGCAGGAGTTACGGACACTGCCACCCAAGCCATGGACCTTTTTTCGAGAGGCTTCAGGTTCACAACGGGTCTGGGTATGTTGTTGAAAACGCACCCCAATCCCGGTTTTCATACAAGGAATGCTATGGGTTCTTACTTCTTCTTGTTGGCACAAGGGGGATTCAAGGCTTCAGACTTTTATAAAAAGGATAGTGTGTTTGTTCAGACGTTTGCTAGAACAGCCGGCGATGTCGTAAGCCTTGGGAACAGACTGGGTCGGGATGTTGTAGACGCTGAGTTGATTGAGTTAGCTAACTTGGGACTATTCCGTGATGAGTTGCGGGCAGGCGTCCTCCAAGATTTGGTTTTGGGCGAAGAGTCATTGGGCGCCGCTCTCGAAAAACTGCACGAACAGGAAAGCGTTCTTGCTAAGGGTAAGAAGGGGGCCTCAGTAGCGACCGAAAGAGTAATCGAAATATCAGCCGCTATTGATGCGGCTGTTAAGATTGTTGCCTATAATCGTGAGCTTGAATTCTTGGAGCAGTCCGCTGCTAAATATCCAGAGGGCCGGAATGCTACCTTGGGTCTGGAGGGTCGTAAGAGAGCCGCTGCTGATAAGATCAAAATGACTTATCAATCATACTCACAGTCTCTCCCAATTGTAGACGCTTTCAGAAATAATATGCTCTCCAATTTAATTGGACCCTTCATTAGATTTAGAACTGAGATTCCTCGTATTGTTCACAACACTTATATCTTAGGGGCTAGAGAGCTTACGCAAGGTATCCAAGATGGGGATACGATTATGGCAAAGAGAGGCGGCTCTAGAATAGGTGCCATGACCAGTATGCTAGGGGTTATCAGTTATGTCTTACCTCAGGTTGTAAGTAAGGTCTTTGCTGGCGTTGGGTTTGGGGATGAAGAAGACGATGCTCTTAAAATCCTTGGCCCTGAATATTATAAAAGGCAGACCTTCACACGTTTCTTTTTTGGTGGGACCCTCCGTTCCTTGAACCTGACCTTTGTCAATCCGTTTGCGATGTATGTGGATCCGATCACAAAATCTTTAGAACAACTTTTCAAAGGCCAAAAGTTAGGCGCCGCTCAAGAGTTGGCTCTAGGTTATTTGAAAGATCAATACTTCGATCCTCAGATTGCGGTCTCTGCATTTATTAATGCGATGATGCTGAATAAAAATCCAAGGACGGGTCGCCGGTTTGTCATAGAAGGCGCCGATGAAGCAGAGAGAAATGTATCTGAAAGATTCATGGCGTTTATTAAGGAAGCATTCTTGCCCGTAAATTTCAGAGCCTTGAAAGAAGCCTATGGTGATATGAGTAAGGGGGATCTAACTGGCGCGGGCTGGGAAGTCATCAAAACTTTTGCCCCCTTCAAGATACATACGCACGACTTGGAGTCAGAGTTTGGGAGATACTTGCTACAGTATCGCAAAGATTTTGCGGACGTTAAGAGTAGATATGGCATCCTCAAGAGGGATGCAAACATGAGCGATCAAGCAATTCGTGATGTGTTTAACGACACGACAGATGCATTGAGGCGTAAGAACCAAGAGCTTCTCTTGGTTATGCGTGGCTTAGTTCGTCTCGGCGTTCCACCTGAGAGAGTCAAGGCGGTGATGATAGAGAGAAGCGTTGGCAAATCGAGGACTAACAAACTACTAGAACCCGTCGCCGTAATGGACAGGCCAGATCAAAGTCGTCTGTTTGACGAGCTGCTAAATAAGGAGTTTAAGAACACTGCCAAAAGCAAGGGGGATGAAACCGAAGGTGAGCGGAGAGCAAGAATTCTTAGTGAAGAATTCTATAAGAGAGACCGGTTCATCATGGTTGACGACCTACCTAAGAACTAAGCGGCTTGCTCACTGACTTCTCCTCAACCTCAAGCAGGTAGGCCTTTGCCATCTCTGCCAAGGCGTCTCCCCGCTTGAGGGGGAGGGGGTCCCAGAGTTTGCCCTCAATCAGGGGGCACACCTGATACCGTTGCAGCTCGCGACCATAGAATATCCCATGAAACATCAGGGGCATATCGGCGGGCTCAAAGATTTGAACGTGGTGGCGACTCATCCAGCGAGTCCTCCTATCTCTTGGCTGAGTTGTTCAATGACCTCCTTGGTCTTGATCACCTTACTCATGTAGCCCACGCCCTCTTCGATCTCTAACGCTGCGACGATGGAGTGGGCAAACTTGTTGAGAGACTTCTCGCTGTCGCAGTGAGCACACCGGATGGAGATCTCGGGCGTGAAGGCTATCACGCTGGGTGTTTCATCCCCCACGGCAAGAGATGCTTTTAACTCAATGGTCTCCCCGTTGATCTGGAAGTCCCGTGTTTTAGTTTTCCTCGGACGATACTGGTTCCCCATGGCAGCGAGCCTTGATTAAACCAGCAACCGATCCGCCGGTCGAGCCCTAAACGAGGGCACAAAAAAAGGGCGCCCCCGAAGGGACGCCCTTTATGTTACTACCATGAAGACCCCCTTCGTGGTTTGCGTGGCTGGGGGTAGACCACCAAAGTATGCGCGGCACTCACGACTTACCTCTGACCGTCCCAACAATTAAAACGGTCGAGACTTGTAAAGTTCAAGGCTGTCCCGCCTCATTAGTTCTTCGGCCCTCGCTTCCGCAAGGCCTTTGTCCTCGAAGTAATTGTGATCTCCGATAACCTCCAGAACATTCTCTGGCTTTACCGGTATGTCCCTCCCCACTTCGGGCGCGTCGATGTAGACGAAGTTAGTGTCCTCCATCTCCTTCGACTCGGCGAAGTAAAGGGTGCCTTCATACTCGTGCTTACCGTCTGCGAACAGGACGGCGTGGCCTTCCTCGATGTCGGGCCATTCGTTTTTGATCAACTTCTCAGCAGTCATGCTGGGATCTTTCGTATCATATACCCAGCCATCTTCAAGCCCTCTTGAAAAGGCGAGCCGGATCTTACGATCCTGACTCCACCTCGCAGCGGCTATGTGGTGGGATGGCTTGCCTCGCAGGCCCGCCTCGTATGCTTGAGCCTCGGTCATAACCTGAGCCTCCTCCCTGTCTTGAGATCTCGGACGCAATCTTTTTCATAGTCCCTCCACATCTTGCGGCGGCGGGAGTTGTTGCGTGCCACCTTGACGGCGGCGATTAGTAGAAGGCCCAGCACCCCCACCACTGCGAACAGGATGAGGATGTCGAGGCCGTTCCACCCAGATAGGATGTAGTCATGCTTCATTTTCGTATGTGTATGGGATGTTGCCCTCGGAGTGTAGCTCGTCGAACATTGCTTGTATCTCCTCGTCGCTTGGATTCCACGACGTAGCGCGTGGACCGTCAGCCAAGGCAGCGTCGAGGTCAGCCTTGGTGCGGATGTTGTATGGTGTTACCTGTTCCATGGTTCCTGTTTCAGGGTTCAGGTTAGAAACGAGACTCCGCTTGCGCGAGGTCCGCGAAGGATGCTGGCTTCGATCCTTGCTGCACGGCGTAGCCTTCTTCCTCATCGGATGAGGCGTATGGATTGCTGCCGATCCCCACATCATCGTTGTGATACCATCGCTCTTTCTCCCCCACTGTGACGCGAGTGAACTGATCGATGACACTTTGCGATTCAAACGTGAGCGCGAATTCTAGCGCCGCTCTGTAGTTCTCGAATTCATACCACTCGTTCGACGGGGATGTCCCGCTGGTCACGGCGTGGTAGAAATGATCCTCGTCCTTGCCGAACCAGTCGGGCTGATTGGCCTGCCTCCTGTAGTTGAGTAAGTTGTTCATCGTTCAGGATTCAGTGGCTTCGGCAGGCTCCTCGCACAGGTCACCCACCTCTGCACGCAGGCGGCGAAGACTCTCGATCTCCTCCTTTGGGACGATCTCCATCTCTACGACGGTGACATCTTTTATGATGTTGATGGTCTGGACGTATTCAAGGGATTCCCCGATATCATTCAGCATGGTTTTGATATCAGCCTCTGGCGTCAGGGGGAATCGATTGTGGGCGGAGTTGAATTCAAACTCCGCTTTGTATGTTGTTGTTGGTGTTGGTTCACTCATTGGTGTTGTTGGTTTACTCATTGGTTGAATGGTTCAGGGTTCAGGGCTCAGGGTTAAAGGAAGTTTTTAGTAGTAGTAGCCCTCAACTCAATCGTCTCAGATGAGAGCGGGAAACGAAGATCTGGATCAGAGATTTTTTTGTTCTCTCCATCTGTCTTCTCTTCGTCGTAGACTTCAACCTCTACCATTCGCAAGCCTAGATGCCTCTCAGTCTCTTCCACTTCCTTTTTTAGGACGGTGTAAGAGTAATATTTCGGGTGGGACCAGCCAAAGAAGACAATCATAACGCACTCGTGTATCTTGCCAGTAGGATCTTCGACCAGAACCTCATGGTTCCCTTGCCTCATATCGAGTGTCCCGCTGATATGGTGCCACCGATCATCTATTGTGAAGCATTCGAGTTCCCCATGTAGATAAGACCACGGCTTACCCTTGATTGTTTCAAGCCTGTTCCAGTGCCAGCCATGGGTGAAGTATACTTCATGCTTGTTACGGCTGGTCAAACCTCCAGCCCGACCCTTCTCGTATTGGATCTCCCCTTTATAGTTGCGACCATCAGGGGAGAAACCTTTGCATAATTTCATCTCCATTTCTTGGTGCTGTTCTAACTGATGGAGCATCCGTGGATGCCACAACGGTAGGAGTATCTCTCGCTCTGGCGGTAGGATTCGGGAAGACTCAAGAGAGATGTGCTTCTTTGAATCTTCTTCGAATACCTTATCGTCGGGGTGATAAGAACGGATCATTGGTAGTTCCTTTTTCATCATTCAAGTATTGGCTGGGGGTTCAGGCAACACGCGCCTTGGAAGGGCGCTTGAAGAATCCGAAGTGCTCGTCCTTATCGGAGAGCTGCACTGTCGCGGTGAACGCAACACGGTCGCCCTTGTCACAGTTGCTGAGTGCGCTAGGCAGGGACCCCCACACCACGTTGGCGTTGTCCATCTTGAGGGTGATCTTATGCACCCACCCCCAATCGGTCTCGCGTTCGTCGATCTTGAGGATGACCCCCTCGATCTCCTGCCGTCCCTCGACGAGGGCGGGGGCGCCGGCCTTCTCTTCAGCCCACTGGGCCTCACGCTTGGCACGCTCAAGGCTGCCACGGTGGAGCTTGACGAGCAGGCGCCACTGCTTGAACGAGAGCTTGCGACCCTCGCCGAATCGAGAGACGATGTCCCTCGCGATGTAGTGGGCCTCGCTGCCCCGCGCCCACTCAATCACGGGTGCCAAACGAGGGCGGTCTTCCGCCAGCTTGTGGAATCGTTGGCGTGTGTGCAGGCGCCTCTTGAGGCGCTTCATGTCGAGCGTGGTGAGACCACGCAAGCCGTGGATGTGGTGAGCACACTCGCGGCCAATGAACAGGCCACGGTTGCTGGGCTTGTGAACAGCCTCGCTCGCGTAGAGCAGGTGCTGTCCGCACACCTGACAACGGAGACGCTGCCCGCTCCCGTGCCCGATGTCCTCAGGCCAGACGGCATTGTCCCGAAGGTCGGGGTGCAGGATGTCCAGCTCGATGGACGGGCCTTCCTCGGCATCGTAACCGGGCTCGACGTAGATGTCGGCGACGACAATGAGATCCTCGCCGGTGAAGGTCTTTGCCTCCGCGGGTGTAACTGTAGGTAGATGTGTATCTTTCATGGTAACTACGGGTTGCAACCCAGATCCTACTGATGCAGCAGGACCTGGGTCAAACTTTTTCTAGGCCTGTCTCTTCAGTGGCGGGAGGCCAGTCCCTGCCAGACGGGGGCGCACCCCCGTTTCGACTATTCGCCCAACCACCTAGGATCCATGACCCCCAGCTCTCTACGGTGTTCCCGCCGCCGCTGTTCATCCTCCAGCATCTGGAGAACCTCATACCAATTATGCCGGCAGTGACCGTCTCCTTCCTCCCACGGGTCGCCATACTGCAACTCGAACTCTTCGCTCACGTAGACCCAGAGCTGTTCATAATCGCGCCAGTCCTCAGTGTCTATGGTGACATCCAACTTCTTGGCGAGGGCACGCGCTTTCCGGCGGGTCGGATCAAGTTGCCTGCGGATTTTCCTCCGCTGCTCCTCCAGCATCTCAGCATCAACGAGGACACCGTTGATGTGGGTGGGCATCTTCACCCCGTTCGGGGAGTGAAGTCGGTAGGCGTGCGAGACCCTACGGCGCTTGCCTTTCTTCAGGTCCTCGAAGGCGGTCACCTCCTTCACCTGATTGTCCACGAACAGACCGTCTGTCAGGATCTGGAAGTGGTTGCCTGCGATGACGAGGTAGGTGCCCCCTCGACTGAGACCATCGGCGACCCACTGATTGAGGGTCGGCCTCTTGCCCGACCAGTATTCGTCGGACAAGTGGGATGTGATCCCGCACTCATACAGGACCTTGCGGACGACATGAGTAGGGGTGCCCATGCAATTTCTTTTGCCGGTGAAGGCTCGGATCATGCGCGATGCGTCATCAGTTGTGACGCCTGTCAGGATGGCAATGGCACCGGGGCCACACCATCTATTCTTCCCGCGGTGCGGGTGTAGTGTGATAGACATGGTAGTGTATCAATGAACAATTGAGAGAGCTGTCTCATCAGCGGCGGGGACTCATTCCTCACCGGACGCCCCGAAGGGCGTTTCGACTGTCACCTATAATGGGGGGTGCGCTTCAGAGAGCGATCGGATGCTGCGATCTGAGGAGCACCTCCTCCCACCGGTAGACCTCGTCCAGATCCATCGTTCCCCATGCCCCATCCATCTGCCCTCGCAGGTTGTGGAGAACGTGCTCCACCAGCGAGATCTCACCGCTCTCATTCTCTTGGAAGCGCGAGGAGTTGCGGACATCTATCCGGCCCCCAGTGTAGGAGGAGCCATCGGTCAGGATGATCTTGAAGTATACCTTAGTGTAGGTATAGCGGTCTTCTCCACTCTCATCGCGCCACTTTGCAATCATCTCCAGCTCGCGGTCGAAGTCATCGACGCTGCGAAACCGGCGGCGGAATTGACCATCCGGTAACTCTGCCGCCGTGATCTCGATGCGCTGGATGGTCGGGAGAGTCTCAGGCTCTGGCCCTATCTCGCGTCTTGCGCGGGTGGACTTGACCATTTCCTTGTATTCCTTTCTCAGGTCCCATCGGTGAGCCTGCAACAATCGCAGGCCTCGATCCACCTTGAGTGGCCTACGCTGTGTCACCTCGTTGATGTCCATCGTCGCAGTGATGGCTTCGCCTGTTCTCTTGATCTGAAGAGCGAGGGATTGGATCTTGGCTTTGTTATACGGCAGAGGGTTGCTCGTGTTATACGGCAAAGGGTTGCTCGTGTTGTATGGCAGGATGTTGTTGGTATCTTTCATATGTGTATTGGTTCTACGTTGGCCTGTCACTTCAGCGGCAGGGGGCCATTCCATACCGGACGCCTCGCGGCGTTTCGACTGTTACTTTCGGGGGGTGCTGTTGATTGCGTCAGCAACGCGAGTCCATTCATCGAAGACATTGAGCGTGGACTCACTCGCAGTATTCCAGAATTCAACAGCCAGTTCGCGGCTTCTGAATTCCTTGTTTGATCGCGGGGTCAGGTCCCACCTCTTCTCTTCTAGGAACTTTTCGAGGGAGTCGAATGCCTCGAATGTTTTGCTGCTGCTCCTGATCACTGCCTCCTCGAAGGCTCTGGTGTTTGTCATGTTCGTGTTCATAAGGTTCAACTATAGTGGGGGGTGCGCTTGATGGAGACCTGCCACCACTCACCGTTGGGCTCGGCGTGCTCGCGTCTCTCGATGGCGTTGCCGGTCTCGGAGAACACCATCCCCATGCCCTCGATCACCAGCTCCACGGCGTCGGGGTGCAGGGCCATGAGATCATGGATCAACTTGAGCGAGGGAGGGTTGCTCCCCTTCCGCTGATATGCGATGGGCTCCCCAGTGATGCGCTTGCCCTCGTCGTCGATGGCAAGGATCTGCCAGCCCGCGGAGTAGTCAGCGTCCATGGCCAGCTTGGCAATCTCCACCGCTGTCCTGATCTGGTGGGAGGACAGCGTCCCGTAGTCCAGCTCTGGCCCCAGCGGGTGAGGCCCGCCGAAGGTGTCTGCCAGATTGTCCTTGTCGGTTCGCAATTGCTCGGCCTCCAACTCCAGATATTTTTTCACCGTGCCTTCGAGCAGTCCCTCAGCGTGAGCTTCGAGCCGTTCCAAGCTGGTCACCGATTCATCGCTGGAGATGTCGTGCTGCTCGGTGATGTTACCCACATGGCACGCGATGTAATAGCGGCGCTCGTCCGCGACGGTCGAGTGATCACCCCCGTAAGGCCCTTCAGTGATCACGGTGACCGGCGTTTTATACATCCCCCGTGCCTCGCCGGCGAGAGGATGGTCGTCGTGCTCCAAGGTCGCGATGTGGAAGCGCCTCTTGAGGCGATTATCAATCTGCGCCCCACTCTCCTCGCGCCATATTAGGGCGGCGCCGGAGAGTCTTTGCTCTGTGATCTTGACCGCCTCCTCTACCTGCCTCTTGAGGTGTTCCCATGCTTGGCCCGATGATCGCGGGTGACTGGTTACCCGCTCGATGCGTTTCCGTAGGTTGGCCAGCTCGTTACGAGTGGCCACTTCAAGTAATGTGATGTCGTCGATTTCTAGTTTCATGGTTTCTAGTTCAGGTTGATTCCTGATTCCTGCTCCCCTTCGCAATGGAAGAGGAGCAGAGTCAAGGATCACTCAGGGAGGTTTCTTATGACGATCCCCCTGCACGAGGCCGGCAGGGTCTGAGGGTCTATCCGTTCGGGATCCGTGAGGACGTAGCCCACCTTTGCACCGGTCCACTCAAACCCGTTCAGGTCGCAGGGAACATGGTGCAGGTGCTCGTCCTTTCGGAAGTGGGGTTCGTCTTCGTATGTGACAGCGCCGGAGATGGTGACGTAGCCGACGAGCTTGGCCTTGCCCACTCCCGTCTGAATGAGCCCCACTCGCTGGCCCACAAGTGAGCCAAGGGAGGGGGAGTTTCTGGTCTCGATTGTCTTCTGTCCGGCGAGGATGAGGGCGGTCCAGTTTTTCTGGCTATCGTTACAGTTAAACGCTTTCACTCGTAGCTCTCAGGGTTGCCCGCGATGGTGCATCGCAGTGGGTTCTTCTTCTCAGCATACAGGCCGCGCACTGCTCGCCGCTCGCCGAAGGGGAGGTCGAAGTAGCGGCTGGTCAGGGCGCCAGTCTTCTTGTTGAAGCGGGCCTCGATCTCCGGCTTGTCAAAATGGGCGCCCAGCAAATAACGCTGCATGTCGTCGAAGTAGAGACGGGCGAGGGGGTCGGTGCCCCAGTCCCCATTCCAGAAGTATTCCCCGTTGTCAGGATCCTTCGGCCAGAAGGCTCTGATCACGCCCTTCTCATTCCCCCAGCTCCCCTCGATGCGGGCCTGATACAGGCGGTAATCGCGGAACACTCCCCCGTCGGTGTTCGAGTAGCCCCGTAAATAAAACCAGAGGTTGCCTTCGGCATCAAATGCTTGGCGATCCTGTCGGTATTCGACGATGCCATCAGCCAGAATGTCAGTCGTGTGATCGATGAATTCTGCGACGGCGAGCTTCAATATCTCTTGGTTGTTTCTCATGGTAATGTTGGTTGGTTTGACCTGTCATCTTCAAGCGGCAGGCGGTCAGCCCATACCGGACGCCCTTGCGGGCGTTTCGACTATTTCAGGATTAACATCCGCCTAGGCCCTCGAACATAAGGTAGCCGTCCTCCACGGTAGCTTCGGGGCTGGATGCGATACGATCAATGGCAGCAAGCACCGCTTCCCTTGTGGTGTCCTTCTGCTCAAGGCAGTATCTGACGAGCCACTCGATTGAGCATGGGCCATAGGCTCCAAGGCATGGGATGATAACTAGCATATTGTTTTCAATCTGGTATGTCGGTATGTTCATTGGTTGTTCTGGTTGGTTTGACTAAGCGATTTGACGGGAGATCCTGAGCCTCTCAGCGCGGCGGTGCTTCTCTTCATTGATGCAGGCCGCGATCTCTTCTGGTGTGAGATATTCCTGCAACCGGACGCTACCGCCAGAGGTAGTCAGATCACGGCGCCTTGGACTCACTCGGCTCAGAGAAGAGTGGCCATTGGCTGCTCGGACTACTTTGAAGCCGTCCACTTCAATGATGTTTCCGAATTCGTCGGTGGTGAAGATGCCCTTTGCGGCCAGTGCTTCTAGGAGAGATTCTGTCATCCCGATGTAGCCGAATGTTTCATTGGCTGTTCTGAGGTTGCGGAAAGAATGATTCATTGGTTGTTGGTTGGTTCTCATTACACCAACAATGGGGGGTGCGCTTCACTGGCCCATGCTTCTCTATACAGGGAACATGGATCAGGGACTGGGATTCAGGGGGCAGGAGTGTTCTGGTCCTGATGAACGCAAACCCTGAACGGCGATTGTTCGACAGTGGACCTCGCACCTCGAACAGTGGGCCATGGACCGTGGACCGTGGAACAGGGCCGGATCGGTCTGCTATTAATATATTGCGAGACCCCCCACCGGTGGGGTGCCGGCTTTTTATACCGCGCATACATGTATATATAGGGGCGTATGAAAAAATTTGACACTTACCCCCTTTTGCGGACAATCAGGCGTGCCAGACCCTATAAAACAAGCGTATTACAGGCGAAACAGGGAAGCTCGATTAAAGTATCAGCGTGATTATTATCACCGAACAAAGAAGAAGTTCGATCGTCGAGACGAGTTGTGGTCCGTTCTTGAGCCTGAAAAGCTCGCGGAAAAGAAGAAAAAGAAGAGCGATTACAACAAGGCTTACTACCTTCGGAACAAGGAAAGGATCAAGGCCCGTCGGAAACAAAAATAAAAAGTTCTCTTGTATCTAATGTAGTCTTATAGAAGACTTCATTAAGACTACACTAAATATAGGAATACTTTTTGAATCCCATGACGCCCCAAACCTTCACGCCCGTCAAAGGCGCCTCCGACTACGGCCTGAGTCCCAGCGGCTACATCTACAATGTAAAGACGAAGCGCCGGCTCAAGCGCCACTGGATCTCGAACCAATGGCACTCCACAGTGGTCACCGACGACGGACGCTCAATCCGCGTCTCGCACGAGAACCCTGATGCCCGAACCCTGCACCTCCCTACCGATACCTATGTCCCTGTGCCGGACTTCCCTGATTATGTGGTCACCCCCTACGGGGCGGTGTGGAAGGTGAAGAACCTTCGGGGTCCACGGAGCCGGCAACCGTTCATGGTGACGGAATATTACCACCGCAAGCACCAGCCCTATGTTCGATTGCGCGGGAAACATGGTAAGCAGTGCCATGTTCCGGTTTCAAGGATCATGGATCACTGTTTTCCTAAACCTTGACAGTTAGATCCCTCAGGGTATGATGCACGCTCCAATGTCAAAACTTTATGAATTGGATGGGTTGGACCTCGAAAGTCTTGACGAGAAGGGAGCACCCGTCAAATCGCGGCTAAAGGACGTAAAGTCTGCGGTAGGAATTTTTCAGACTTTGCGAAAAGCTGATGAGAAGTCTGCGGTCAACCGAGCCCGCGTGGATGCTATGTTTGATGGCGCCGCTCCCTACGACACGGGGAAGCTGGCTATCAGCGGGCAGTCTCTGAAGACGAACCTGAACTTTGGGGAGGCCCAGCGTTTGCTGGATGTGTCTTTGTCTGCCTATGTGGATTTGTATAGTTCGCTTGAGCGTCTTGTGGAGGTAAAGTCTTTGACTGGCGAAAGAAGCGAAGTTGGCCCAAAAGAAGAGATAGTGGCCGAAGAGCTGACCCACCTGTTCCGAAACTGGCCTGAATTCCACTCATCTTTCCTTCGTCTCTGCACGCACTTCATCAAACATGGCGTTGGAATCGCATACTTCGATTCTGTAGACGACTGGAGATTCAAAGTTGGCAGTTTTGCCGACATGTTGATCCCTCGTCAATCACCCGCGACGGAAGAGAGCATCGACATCGCAGTGGGTCGCCGGAAGTATCACCTCCATGAGTTGCACGCTTTCATCAAGAACGAGAGTGCTGCGAAAGCAGTTGGGTGGAACGTAGAGGAAGTGAAGCGGGTGATGATGAAGAACGTCAAGACTAGCGGTCGCTCTAGTGGCCGTGGGACTTACTATTCAGATTACGAGGCCTACCAAGCAGAGATCAAGAACAACGACCTCTACGAAGGCATCCAGAACCCTACGGTGGATGTCCTTCATTACTGGGTTCGCGAGATGGACGGCAGTATCAGCCACTACATTTCTGCGGAGCAGAGCCCTAAGGAATTCATGTATCAGCGCATTGGCCGATACGAGAAACCTGAGCAGGCCTATGTGATGTTTACATACGGCGTGGGATCAAATGGCACTTACCATTCGATCCGCGGTCTGGGTCAGAGGATTTTCAACCACATCCAAACGAGCAACCGGCTCCGGTGCCAGCAGATTGATGGCGCTATGCTTTCCTCTGCGGTGATGATCCAGCCTGAGAACCAGCGTTCTCTGGATGAATTACAGTTTACTTTCTATGGCGCCTACGCCGTGATGAGCCCGAATGTAAAGATCGTCGAGAAGGCGATCCCGAACTTAGGCACCGCGGTCCAGCCAGCCCTGCAAGATTTAACACAGCAACTGCAACTCAATACAGACACCATCAGTTCCTATGGCCCGCAACAGGGTTCACCATACAGGAATCAGATGCAGGTGGTATCGGACATGGATGTTGCAACCCGCATCAGCGGATCGACTCTGAATTTGTTCTATGCTAGTTGGGGTCGCCTTTTACGCGAAATGGTCCGTCGAGTTGTCCAATCTAAAAAATCAGATGCCTCCGTCAAAGACTTCTACGACCGCTGCCAAAAGAGGGGGGTTGAAAGAAATTTTATCACGAGCCTCGATGTCGAAAGGACCAAAGCGGTTCGTTCCATTGGAAGCGGGTCACTCGCCAACAGACTTGTATCTTTACGGGAGCTGCAAGGCATTAGTGGTCAATTCGATGATGTCGGTCGTCGTAATCTCACTCGTGACATTGTTAGTAGTAGGGTGGGTCACGACTTGGCTGACCGATACGTTCCGGCGCAGGTGGAGAGCCGCCCAGCGATGGACACAAAGATTGCTATTCTGGAAAACGGAGAACTGCAACAAGGCACCCCGGTCCCGGTAGTGTCGAACGAGTTGCATGGACAACATTTACAGGTCCACGTTCCGGTTCTTCAGCAAGTCATCGAGGGAATGGATTCTGGTCAAGTGGACCCTCAACAAGCCCTGCCGTTATTGCAGGCATTCTACCAGCATATTAGCGAGACTGTTCAGTTTGCTGCTGGTGACCCAGCTTTAGAAGGTCTGGTTTCCCAGACAAAACAGGTCCTCCAGTATGCCGAAGAGGCCATCAATAATACGATGCAAGCACTGGAGAAGATTCAACGGGATCAGAACCGTATGGCCGCTGAACAAGGTCAGCAGCCTTCGGGTCCTTCCGAGGTGGATATGAAACTACAAAAGGCAGAGATCGAGATGCAGATTGCCCAGCAAAAAGCTGAACTCGACATGGCCCTCAAGCAACGTAAGTTTGAGCAAGAGCAAGCAATGCGAGATGCAAAAGCTGCTCTTGAGTTTCGCGAAGAACAGACATAATGGCCGCTAAGAAGAAAGCAATAGCCGTCCCAGTTAAGTTAGAGCGTTGGTTTAGAGACATTGAGTCTGTAACCACGCTCAGAGATCTTGTAGAGCAGCCTGCTTTTCAACAAGCAGTTGCTATTCTCAAAGAAGCTGCTGGTCCTTCCGTGCATAACTTTTCGGATGATCCTCAAGCTAATAGCCACAGATTTGCGTGGTATGCTGGATACAGGGATGCTTTTAATGATCTCGAAAAGCTAACCCGCCAACCTAACTCTCCCCAACCACAGCAGATTAACGAATGGAATCACATACAGAATCCGTAGCAGAGGCCACTGAAGAGTCTAATGTTGAAACATTACCTGATGTTTCTTCGGCAGATACTTTTGCTGGCGCAATTGAAAAGGCTTTTGCTGATCTAGATAATACCGCGGACCAGATTGCCGAGGAGACACCAGCGCCAGAGCCAGAGCCAGAGCCAACACCAGAACCGGAACCAGAACCGGAACCGGAACCAGAGCCTGCTGTTGATAATGAAGAGCCCGTAGAATCTTTGTCTGAAGACATTGGTGATGATTGGACTCCAAAAGCTGCTAATAGATTTAAGAAGCTAAAGTCTGAGCTAAAGCACAGCAACTCAGAGCTAGAGATCGCGCTACAAAAGCAGGAAGAGTATGAGAGCAAGATACAAGAGTTGACTGGTCTTGCTGAAAACAAAGATGTTGAACAGCTCCAAGAAAAGCTGGCTGAGTATGAGCAGCAGCAAATGTTTAACAACTTGGAGAACACGGAAGCTTACAAAGAAGCTATCATCACTCCTCTGGTTGCTTTGATGGAACAGGCTGATCAGTTGGCTGATAAGTATGACGTAGACCCGGATTCTTTAGAAGAAGTCTTATCTCTTGATGATGAGCAAGAACAAGAGAACCAACTTCTGGAGATGTTTCCTAACGCTTCCGAGAGGGACAAAGCTAAGTTGTTTCGTATTATTGAAGATATTGATCCAATCATTGCTCGCCGGCATGAGCTTCAAGAAAACGCAGAGCAGGCTTTGGCTGAAGCTAAACTAGTTGAGGAAGAAAAAATTAAACAAGATGCCGCGGAAAAAGCTAGTCTCAGGCAGAATGTAACTCGCAATGTTGTGGAAAGAGTCCAAGCGAAGCTCCCTTTCCTCGCGGGGATAGAAGGTTTAGATATGGCTGAGATACAACAAAACGCAGCTAACATAGACCCCCAAGTTCTGCACCCTGTGGATCATGCTTACAATGCAGTTACGGCCCAGCTTATGCCCTCTGTGATACGCGAGTATGTCTCCATGCGGAAGGAAGTAGAGACCCTTACTGATAGGCTGGCTGAATACGAGTCTGTTGAGCCTAAGATGTCAGGACAATCTAGTCCGACTTCTGGAACCACTAGTCGTAATGACGGCTTGAGTTTTACTGAAAGTGTTGAAGCTGCCTTAGGTAACGTCTAGTTAGTGTCTAAATAAGACGCCTATTTCGACATATTAGGCAATCCTGTCGAATAGGTAGACACGAGAACCCGCTTTGGGATTTTTATCCTGAGGCGGGTTATTTTTGCGGTCACCCAATAGGGCACTTACATACCTCTCGCCTATCTGGTATGATGATATGGCGTGAGGAAGGCGGCTACATTTACGGAAACCCTTTTGGTTGTCGTAATCACAATGGTCTTAACAGGCCTT